AGAGGATCTTCAAGGGAGGTGTAGACTTCATGGCGGCCCTTCTTGGCATGGGTAGCACTGCAGATGGAATGCGAGGCCTGAGCCGCGAACTGGATCCGGTAGTTGGCCGCATAACAGCTGCTGTCGACGACCTACTGGTGCCCATCTAATCATGCCGAGCCTGCTACTGGCAGGCCATCACCGCGGCGCGCAACTGCGCCTCGTAGCCCAGGTGCTGCTGCCGCTCTGCCAGCAATGCCCGGACCTTGGTCTGCAGGCTGTCCCCCTTCTGCAGGCTCGCCGTTGCCCAGGTCGGCTCCTGCACCGCTGGCGCCCGGCACGGCACTGCCACCGGCACCTCCACGCGCACCGTGCGCGGCTCAGGCTCGACCTGGCCGGCGCATCCCGCCAGCGCGACCAGAACAGCAATCACCCCGCTCCTACGGAAGAGTCCGCACCACGCCTGGGGCGTCGCCGCCTTCGCACCGATTTCGCTCCTACGGCTCATAGGCCCAGCTCCTTGTCGATGACCGCCTCTGCCGCTGCGCACTGGTCACCATCGACGCGCTCCTGCTGCAGGCGCTGCGCGGCGGCGAAGTGCTGGCCGGCCTGCTGCTGAGCATCGGCAACCGCCTGGGCAGCCTTCGCCTGGCGCTGCTCGGCCTGGTTGGCCAAGCCGGAGATGGCAGCGTTCTGCTGGCCCACCAGTGCCTCGAGGTTGCCCCGGGCGGCGCGGCAGGTGGTCAGGTCCTGGGCGGCCTGGTCGAGCTGGGGCCGGTAGTGCTCGGCTGCCAGCCACACACCCAGGCCGGCGCCGACGGCGACCAGCAGCAGCGCGGCCAGCACCAGGCCGGCCGCCTTCCACGGGAAGTTCTGCATGGTTCGCTCCTACGGGACATCACGGAAGAACACGTGCCGGCCGATGGTGGCCGTGCGCTTCGCCTTCGCCGCCCAGGCCGGCGGCTTGGCCATGGTGGTGGCGTAGTAGTGGGTGGCGCCGCCGGTCGGGTCCGGCTGGCTGCCACTGATCACCGCCAGCGCAGCTTCGCGCGCGCGGAGGTACTCGCCGGCCGGGATCTGCTTCGCCCCCGACAGATAGGGGTAGTTCGGGTCGTTCTTGTTCCAGCAGCTGAACTGGTAAGGCTTCTGGCAGACGGTCTGGATATCCCTCCCCCACCAGCCCGGCTGGGCTGCCCGATTCCTGATAGTCCAGCCCACCGCCACCATGCCGGCGGCGCCTTCGCCGCGGGCCTCCCCCCACAGGGTGCGAGCAAGCACATCTACATCTCGTTCTTGGCCCATGATTTCCTCCGGGCATGAAAAAGCCCGCCAGGTGGCGGGCTTGGGTTGACGGCCTGGAGCCGGCTGGCTCAGACCTCGAAGTCGTACTGCGGCAGGTCCGGCGCCGGGCCGGTGACCTGGCCGTCGACCAGGAATGCGTTCTGGCCGGCAGCCACCGAGGTGCCGCGGGCGAGCACCCGGGTGCCGGTGCGCAGTTCCACCACGCTGGTGCCGGCCGAGGCGTCGACGCTGATCACCTCGCCCACGGTCCTGTACCCGCCCGGCAGCAGGCCGATGAATTTCTTCCACGGGTTCACGGTGGCCATCAGCTGCCGCTCCCGTAGTGCCGCTCGATCCGCAGCGTCTGCCAGACGCGCGAGGCGCCCACGCCATCGGCGGTGATGTCGACGCCCAGGCAGAGGCCGCGCCATGTGGCGTCCGGGTCACGGAACTCGACGATCATGCCCGGCTGCACCAGCCCGGGGGTGTTGTCGCCGTCTGCGAACAGCGGGATGCGCCGCGTCTCAATGGCCTGGCTGCCGCCCTTCGACAGCTCGCAGATGCCGCGGGCGCGCGCCACGTCGGTGCCGGTCATCCAGTCCTCCATGACGTCCGCCGCCGGCTCGTCGCCAGCCGTGCCAGCCCGGCGCACCTGCACGCTCACCCCGTAGTTGGTGCCGCTGACGTAGACGAAATTCCACTCCGGCTGCGGCGACCACTCGCTGCCCCACTCGGCGACGACCTCCGCCGGCACGATGCAGTCGGGGATAGCGCTGGACCAGTACCACGTCGCCTCCCGATACCGCGGCAGGATCGTGAAGGCGTCGTCGGCCAGCGCCGGACGCACGATGCCGCCGGCCACCTCGGCCAGGCGGTGGATCACTTCCATGGCCGTCATTTCCGTGTAGCTGAAGGCCTCGGCCGGCAGCGTCCAGTCCGGCGGCCCCATGTTCACGGTGTCCCAACTGGCGGTGAACCCCGTGAACTGCAACTGGTCATCGACGATGTTGCGGGCGTTCACGGGGCTGGTGTTCATGCCGCTGCGCTTGGGCGCGTAGGGCGCGGCGAGGAGCTGGGTGCGGCTACTGCCGCTGATCGTGTAACGCTCGCTCGGGTGCTTGCCGGTGCCGCTGTAGCGCTCGACCAAGAAGTGCCAGGTCCAGCCGTTGACCACCAGCTCGACGGTCTTCGGCCCGTCGGCATCCTGCAGCACCAGGTTGAGCGAGGTGCGGCCAAACAGGTCGGCGCTGAACGTCCAGGCGAACGAGTCGATGTCCAGGCCGATGCGGATGTTGCTGGCGTCCAGCGGCGTGCCGCCGGCCAGCTCCACCAGGGTGACCGTGTTGGCGATCATGTAGGTCTCCAGAATGGTCGGCTCCTCGGGCGGGTCGATGACGACCACGGGACCGGGGTAGTCCGGGTATACGATGCCCGTCGGGCGCGGATCGGTCGGCATGCCCCAGCCCCAGGGCATGGTCCGCATCTGGTCGATGATGCGCGCCGGGGTGAAGCGCACCACCGCACCGCTGTCCACCGGCTGGATGGCATGCGGCTGCGGGGTGTAGCGGAAGTCGAAGAACACGATTGCCGACGTGCTGGGCACGTAGCGTTCCCCACCGAAGCTGAAGTCCACCAGGCCCGGCGTGGGCACGTAGAGACTGGCAGCGCGCTCGGCCGCGGCGTCGAAGCGCTGGCCGAACTCATCACAGCGGAACCACGCCTGCCCACTGGACGTGTCCTTGCGCGCGGGCTTGGGGTTGTAGAGCAGGCGCAGGCGGGTGTCCTGGGGCTTGACCGAGTGGTCCCAGCCCAGGCGCCGCGCCAGGTCAACCTGCGCGACGGTGTCCCAGCGGCTGGCGGCATCGGCCTCCAGCGCCCCGCCCTGCCCCCAGCGCCCGCCCTGGCCCTGGTCGGCCTGCGCCACCGTATCCCAGCGGCCCGTCAAGGAGGCGTTCCGCGCCCCGCCCTGCCCCCAGGGCGCCGAAGTGTCCGCCTCCCTGGCGGCGACCGTCCCCCACGCCGAACGGCGCGCAGGATCGAACTGGCGGCGGGCCTTGCTCCAGCCCGCCACCGCATCATGGGTCAGCATCAGATCAACTCCACGGGTTGCGGGCCGTGCGCCTGCGGGCGGTAGTAGCGCACCACCTCGGCCCGAGCCGTGCCAAGCGGTTGCGGCCCCTGCAGGCTCTCGTCCCACCAGGTTGGTTCAACGGCGGGCAGTTGGCCGGCCTGCGTCACCCGGTACAGCCACCCCAGCATCACGGTGGGGCGGATCACCTGCCCCTCGGCGACGCTCAGGCTCGGCTGAAAGGCCGTTCCCCAGTCATCCAGCGCGACGGCGTAGACCAGGCCATCCGTGACCTTCAGCTCGACGACCGACTCACCGTCCTGGGCGGGCCCGTAGCCGGCAATGCGGAACTGGCCGTTGGAAGGCTTTTCCACGAACACCACTTCCCGCTCAGCGAGCACACCATCGACGCGCACGCGCGCCGTGATCTCGGCCGACTCCCCGCCACCCGAACCATCACCACTGGTGATGTTGAAGGTGTAGGTGCCGTCGGCAGAGATGGTCAGGTACGCCGCGCGGATCTTCTTCGGCGCCGCATCGTCATAGCCGATCACCAGCCATTCGCCCTGGTCGTTCAGTGTCTGCTGCTGAATGCTCTCGTACCGAGTGAACTCCCCGCCCACGGTCTCGAAGGCAACGGACACCTGGCCGACCTGGGCAAAACTGCGGAAGAACAGCACCCGCTTCTCCCCGGCGGTCACCTCACCTTCCCGAAGCACGCGGAAGCGAAAGGCAACCCGAGAGGGAACCACTCGCCCGAGGGCGAGCGGCATGTGAGTGACGGTGAGCGCCATTACCAGAACCTCACATCATCGGTCATGAACAACCCACCGGGCGTGTAATAACACTTAAGGGGCACGACCTTCAGGCCCGAAACCAGGTCGAATGGATTCGCCGCGTTATTCAGGGTGATATCGCCCACCACCGCCCCACGCCCCACAGATCGCAGCGCGTAGTTCATGCAACCAACCGCATTCGACTGCACGAGCACCCCCCGAATATTTCCGGCGTCCTTGGTCGTCGTCATCCAGGGAAAGCGCACGATATCGACGCGCTCCAATGGATACACCGTCGTACCCGCCGGCGATGTCGTTACCCCCAAAGGAGCGACCGGAGAAATCGAACCGGTATCGATAAGCAACCCAGTAGCAGGATCCCGCAACACCGTCATGCCGGCGTTGTTGAAGTGGTTGACGACGTTGCTGGCCGTGGATGTCGTGTTGCTGCCACCGAAAGCCATGAAATTCCCTGAGCTGTCCTCACCGATTGCCATGGTGAAGCCAGGCCAGGACTGGGCTGTCATGTTCTCGTATGCCTGCCCAGCATTGTTTGAGTACCAGTAGGCGGTCAGTACGGCACTTTTTTCGTCCGCAACGACTGACCAGCAATATCGAGTGTTCGACGCCAATCCGGACAAAAAGAACAACTGCGGGACGGCATTGTTGGCTGCAGTACCAGTCTTCACCCCCTGCCCCGTGATGATGTTGCTGACCACACCATCAAACGTCGCAGACAGGGTCACCCTCACGAAACTATTCGTTGTGAGGGTGAAGCAAATGTAGCCACTACCCGGACCGTTACGCAGAACCAGATAGCCGGAGTCCTCCGCAACCAGGGTCCACCCCGCTGCCGGCCTGCTGTTGTAGCCCGTCACCAGGCACGCCTTAAGAATGGTTTTCAGCCCACCAAAGACGTAAGCGTCTCCGAGCCCCACAGACAGCGCGGGCGCCCCGGTGTCGATGTTCGAATACAGGGTTGGCATCAGTCAGCATCCCCTCGAATTTGCAGGCGGAACTCGTCGTCCTCGACCGTGCCCTGCCCGCTCAGTACGGTACGAGCCAGCCACACCGGCCCCAGTGCCGAGTCGGTGTTGAAGCGCACCGCGTTCGCTGCCGCCCACCCCGCCCCCCAACCCTCCTTGCGGATGGTGAAATACGGTGTCCCGGTCTGCGGGTTGATGGGTGCGCAGTCGCTGGCGATGTTGCCGGTGGCAATTACCCCCAGCTTTTCCTCGACCACCTGGAACGCGGTCGCCGAGGTGAACACCAGGGCCCACTTCCCGTCGATCGCCCCCATGTTGCTGATGATCGGCGGGTAGCTGAGCTGGTCGTAGTTCGCCGTGGTGGTCTCGCCGACAGGCGCGTCCGTCCAGTTCGGCGCCCCGGTGTTCCAGGCTTTCTGGGTGAACCAGTGGTGATAGCGCGCCTGCAGGTCGCCCCAGCTGAGCGCACTCGACACCGTGGTCTCGTTCGCCGGCATGTCCCACGGCACCGGCGAGGCCAGGCCGATCTCGCCGCTGATCTGCACCTCGGTGCACAGCGTCATGTGCTCGACGCGGTCGTGCACCACCAGCGGCAGCGTCAGCGGGTTGCCGGCCTCGTCCTGCAGCACCAGCGGGTTGGCCCACGTCACCGTTCCCGCCACTCGGTTCGCCGTGAAGCTCGACGCGCGTAGGGCGGTGCCATTGGCATCGAACACCTCGATCTCGGCCTGCTGCTGGCGCGACAGCGCCAGGGTGCCCCCGGACACCGGCTCGGCGACCACGGTTTCCTTGACGTGGCGGATCACAAGCACGTCGGCCTCGCGGAACTGCGGCACCCGGCCGTCCGCCGGCAGGCGCACCGGATCGAGGCCGATCAGGTTGGCGTCCAGCGGCAGGGTGGAATACACCACGGCGTTGTAGCGCAGCAGGATCGGGATCACCGGGATGTCGCTGGCCCCGGTCTGGTCGTCCAGGTTGCTGGTGAACCGCAGCCGGACTATGCCAGTCGCGATGTCCACCGTGCCCTTGATCACCGCCCCGTTCAGCACGCCGTTGGCGTCGGCCATGGCCGTCACCACCTGGGCGGTGTCGACGCGCACCGCGGTGACCTGCAGGCTGGCCGGGCGCAGCGGTGCGCCCGGCGTGCGGAAGGTCATGGCGTTCACCGCGAACCCGGAGTTCGTGGTCAGGCACGCCAGCAGCGTGACGGCCGCCGCAGCGCCGGCCGGGTAGGTGCTGAGCGTGGCCGCGCGGCCGGCATAGTCCACCGAGCCAACCGCCACCCCGGCATTCGTGGTGCTGCTGACGTTCTTGTAGAGCACGCCGGAGCGATCAACGTAGGTCTCGCCGGCGTATGTGAACACCAGCGAGCCCGGCAGGATCGTCTCGGCAACGCCCGGCAGCAGGTCCAGGGTGACCGGGACCACGGCCTGGGTGTCGGTCTGGTCGCCATAGCTCTGGCTGTTCGACTGCGCGCGGATGGTCAGCGTGCCGCCGAAGCTCTCCATCTCGCTGCGATCGGTGCTGACCAGTTCGATGGTGTCCGGGTTGAACCCGTGTTTTTCCGTCGCGTACGTGTATTCCTTGTAGGTGTAGGTCCGCGCCACCTGCAGCGAGCAGGCGCCGGTCGAGTAGTTGACGCTCCCGGCCCGGCCGCCGCCCCAGCCGCCGGCGGTGTTGTCGCTGACGGCGTTGTTGACCAGCACCTCGGACTCGTAGACCGGCAAGGTGTTGCCGCTCTCCAGCACGCCGTGGTCGATAGCCGGCACGGCCTGCCGCTGCTTGGTGATCCAACTGATCTGCACCGAACCCGGCTTCAGCGGCGCGCCCGGGATGGTGAACGTGGTCATGCCGGTGCCGTCCGAGGTCACCGCCAACGGGGTGTCGGTGAAGGCGCCCTGCTGGTAGGTGTGGGTGATCGCCGTCCCGGCATCCGGGGTGGCGGTCAACTCCATCGACACGGTGCCGGCGGCGTAGTTGATGACGCCGCTACCGCCGGTGCCGGATAGGGTGCCGTTGCCGGCGTCGGTGATGGTCTTGGTCACCCCGCCGACCTTGAAGGAGGCAACGTAGGAGCCCGGCAGCAGCCCCTGGTGGGGCAGCGTCCTGTTCACCTTGGCCTTGGCCTGCACCGAGGTGCCGGTGCGCTGGGTGAACGCGGCGCTGTTCTGCCCGACGTAGGCCCAGATCACCGAGCTGCCGACATCCGGCAGGGCGTTCAGCGTCAGCGACACCGAACCCGTGCCGAACTGGATGGTCCCGGTGCCCTCCCCGGCCAGCTCGCCGTTGCCCTGGTCGCGCAAGGTCTGCCACTTGCCCAGGGCCATGTAGGAGATTTCGAGCGTGCCCGGCATGGGCGGGGCGTCGGACAGGCTCAGGGTGTACACGTAGCCACGGTTGGACAGGTCGACCGGGATCTCCCCGGTGACGGTCTCGCCGGTCGCCGCGGCGCCAGGCTGGTGGCTGGCGGTAGCCGCGCCGGTGTAGCCGGCCCCGGTGCGCACCAGGTTGATCTCGCCGGTCTCGTAGTCGATGGTGCCGCTGGTGATCCAGTTGCTGCCCGAGACGAAGCGGATGCCGCCCTTGCTGTCGTCGGCGAAGGTCCCGCCGTTGACGGACAGGCTCAGCGTGCCCGGGGCGCAGCCGGTGCCGAGGAAGGTCCGCGACTGACCGCCGCTGACCAGCGCGAAGGTCAGGTTGACCGCGCGCGCCGGCCCGGTGGCCAGGACGATGCGGCGCTGGTAGCCGCCGAGCTGGTCGATCAGCGCGTTCTCGCGTGTGCTCGACGGCACCAACTGGGCGTAGACGGATTTCACCCGCAGGCTCAGCGCGCCCTCGGCGACGGCCTGGGCCAGCGGGCTGATACCGTAGTAGTGCGCGGCGTCGGCGACCTGGGTGGTCAGAATCTGGCTCTTGGTGCCACTGGAGCCGGACGGCATCGCGGTGCCGGCCGGCGTCGGCTGGCCGCCCGGGAAGGTGGTCAGCAGCGGCGAGCTGATCGACAGGTCGAGGCGGCGCCGGGTGAAGTTGACGAAGTTGCCGTTGCCATAGTCGTATGTGAAGCTCTCCAGACGGGCGTCCACGCTTGTGATCCGCACGTACTGCGACAGGGCGCCGTTCACCAACTGGTACACCTCGCCGATCTCCGGCAGGCGCTGCTCTTCTCGCTGAATGCAGGCGATGGCGCGCTGGCCCTGCAGTTGGTTGCCCAGCAGGTCGAAGGGCGCGATCACCGCTGGCACAACGTAGGACTCGATGGCGTTGCGGGCGTCGGCGCGCTCATCGGTCTGGGTGCCGCCGAATAGCAGCACCGACACGCGCGGATCGGCCGGGGCCTGGGTGAGGATGGCGTGGGCGCCCAGGTAGCTGTCGCTGTTGGTCGACTGGACGCCCGCGAAGGCTTTCCGCAGGTTGATGCGGCCGATGGTGCGGTCCAGGCGCGAGATGTCCGGGAACAGGTTGTTCACCTCGGCGTCCACCACGGCCTGCCCGGTGGCGCGGCCGCCGCCGTCCGACTCGTCGGTCAGGCGCTGGGACTTGAGCAGCTTGATGTCGCTTTTGCTGATGGCCATGTGTGCTCCAGCCAGAAACGAAAAAACCCGCCGAAGCGGGTTTGGGGAGGGGGTGAAGAAAGGGGGTGTCAGGCGCCGGGGAAGTCCCAGCGGATCAGTTGCGGACGGCCGCCGCCCTCGCTGGCCTGGGCCAGCCGGGAATCGGCGCGACTGCCTGCACGAGCGGGTTCGCCCTGGCAGCGCGCCAGGGCCTGGGCGACGGTTTCGTGAGCGTCCGGGCTGACCTGCAGGGCCAGCTCGGCCTCGGTCAGCGGCACGGCATCGTCGACCAACCAGCGGCCGGCGGGCTCGTGCTGCTCCATGATGGCGACAGCGCCCAGCGGCGAACGAGCGGCCACGATGCTGCCGCCCACCCAGTAGGCAATCAGTTGCATGGTGTTCTCCAGGTCAGGGGGTAACGGGCGGCGGCGCCACGGTGATCAAGCGCAGGGTGATTTCGTAGTCCTCGGACGGCCCCGGGTTCACCGTGCGGTGCACCTGGGAGGCCTCAAGCGGCGCCTGGCCGTTGGCCCGGTTCCACGTCACCGAGAACTCCCGGCCGTCGGGCAGCACCAGGTCCATCACCTTCAGCCGCTGGTCGCGCAGGGCCTCCAACTGCCGCACGACCGACAGCGGCGTCCAGGCGCCGCCATTGGCCTGCAGGGTGATGGGCCTGCCGTGCAGCTTGGTGCCCTCCTGCACCAGCAGGGCGCCGGTGATGGAGCGTTCCTGCTCCTGCGCCACCGAGTCCCAGGTGAACTCATCGGTCCATTCGAGCTGGTCGTCCAGTTCGATGCTGTCGAGCATCATCAGCTAGTCCTCAAGGCAGCCTTGCCGAGCACGTCGAGCAGTTGGCTACCGTCGTCGGTGACGCCGACGTCCACGCTCCGCCCCTGGACCTCGAGGCGGATGGTCTTCATCGGCTGGGAAGGTGCTGCAGCAACTGGAGCCGCCGCGGCCGGCGCGGGAGCCTGTGCCTGCGCAGCGTTCTGGGCATCGACGCGCGCCTGCTGGTCCGCCAGTTGGCGCTTGGCGTCGGTCTCGGTCTGGATCTGCTGGAGCGTGGCCAAGGCCTGCATCAGGTTCTGCACGGCGTTGAGGTCGCCGGCCTTCTGTGCGTCGGCCAACTGCGTCGTCAGATCCTGCTTGCGGCTGTTGAACCTGCTACGGTCCACCGCATCCTGCTCGCCGCGCAGGCCCGCCAGCTCTTCCCGAAGGCTCGCCAGGGTGTCACGCGAGCCCTCGGACAGCTGCTGCATCCGCTGTTTGGCCGAGTCAATACTGCTCTCCAGCTGCCGCAAGTCGGAGTCGCCCAACAGGTTCATACCATTGCGCGCGGCCTTGGCCTGCTCCAGGAACTGACGCAAGGTGATCTCACCTGTCTCGTAGCCATCGAGCAGGCTTAGCAGTTGCCGCTTCTGCTCCAGGTACGACACCGCCACGCTGTCGCTGTCGGCCTTCATCGACAGGGCCCACTTCCCGAGGCTGGAAACGCCAGGCATCGAGGCGGCGGCCTCGACCTTGCCCATCTCCTCGCGCACGCGCTGTAGCGACTCGGTGGTGCTCTCCAGAGAACTGGTGTCGATCTGTGGGGCCGCGCTGGAGAGTCCGCGCAGTTGGTCGAAGGCCGCCAGCGCCTCGGCGCTGAGCTGGGCCAGCGGCGCGCGGGTGGAACTGATCACGCCGGAGAAGAAATTCGCGAAGTCGGACATGTCCTCCTTCACGAACCCCACCGACTTGCGTTCCTCCTCCATGGCGTCGCCGATGGCCTTGCGCTGCGCCTCCAGGGAGTCGGTGGCCTTGTCCGTCGACTCAGCGAAGGCATCCATGCCCTGGGCGCCAGTGGTGCCGGCAGCCTTCATCTCGGCGATCTTCTCGCTGAGCTCCTTCTGCGAGCGGTTGAACTCGTCCGCCTTGATCTTGCCGTCGTTGTACAGCTTATTCAGCGCGGTGCGGATGTTCGAGATATCCGCCGAGGTCCTGGCATTGGCGATGGCGTTCTGTACATCCTTCAGCGACTCCAGGCCTGTGCTCAGGTCAGAGACACCCAGGGCCGCACCGCCCGCTGCCTTCTGCAGTTCCTTCAGCTTGGCGTTCAGTACGCCGGCACCGTTGGCATATTCCTGCTGGCTGAGATTGCCGGCCTGGTAGGCCTTGCGCATTTCCTCCTGCAGCTTGGTCAGTTGGCCCACCGAAGTGGCCGTGCTGATCTGGTCCAGCGCGTTCTGCAGGCCGGTGACGGCCTGAACCGCCTGAGCGCTGGCGTCCTGCGCGCCGGTCTTCAGGTTCTCGAAGTGCTCGGTAATGACCTGGCTCTGCTCGCCGGCCGCGCTCGCCGTGTCCTTGGTGCTGGTGTCCCAGGCTGCCGCAATGTCCTTGGCATCTTGCTCGATCTGCGCTTTGAAGGTCGCACTCAGGCCGGTAAGTATGTTTTGCACGCCGGCCACCGAGGCACGGATTTTCTCGCCTCCCAGGGCATCAGGAATCTTCGCCGCGATCTTCTCAATACCGGAGACCATCAGGCCCATCGTGCTGGCCCAGGTAAGCCCCAGCGTACTCAGGCCCGAGGTGATGCCGTTGAACAACGTGCGGAAGGGCGCGATAAACAACTGCACCCGGGTGGCCATCTCGTCGATTTCCGACCGGAACCCGCTGAGCCAGGTTGAGGTGTTGTCGACCAGCGCCTTGAAGTCCACCTCCCCCAGGCGCTTGATGAAGTCGCCAACCCACTCGGCGCCCTGCACGAAGGCGTCCGACAGGCCCTTGGCCAGTTTGTCCAGGCGCCCGTCAGCATCCATCTGCGCGATGGTGTCGGCCAGGGCCTGCAGCTTGCCCTTGACGTAGTCCAGCGCCCCCGCGTTGGCGATGCGGTTGAGGAAGTTGGTGGCGGTGTCCTGCAGGTTGCTGATCAACCCGCTCAGGCGGCTCATGTTCGCCGCGGCAGCACCGCCCGAGGTGCGGCCCATTTCGTCGATCAGGGCCTTGATCACGTCGCGGCCGAGCTTGCCCTTGCTCGCCAGCTCCTGCAGTTGCTCGACGTTCTTCCCGGTGACGTTGGACAGCATGTCCCACACCGGCACGCCCCGCTCGACGAGCTGTAGGATTTCCTCGGTCTGCAGCTTCTGCTTGGCCCAGGCCTGGCCGACCGCCGTAGCGATTCCCTCCAGGCGCTCCATGCCTCCGCCCAGCTTCTCGGACTGGTCCTCCAGAGCCTTGAAGGTCCCGTCCATCGGATCGATGCCGTAGGCCTTCAGCAGCGCGAAGGCGTCGGTGACCTCCTGCAGTTGCAGGGGAGTGTCCTTGGCAAACTTGGTGATCCAGGCAGCAGCCTCCTGCCCTTTCTCGACTGAACCCATCAGCGACGTCAGACGAGTCTGCAGACCTTCAAACTCATCGCCGGTCTGGAGCATCGAGACGATGCCATCACGCACCGCGCCGACGCCACGACCGATCAGGTCGAAGGCTGCATTGATCCCCACGAAGGCCGCCGCATACCCAACGGCCTGGCGCACGCCAGCGGACATCGCAGAGCGAAGCGCATCCACGCGCGAAACATGGTTGGCGGCCTCGCGGGCCGCTCGGGCCTGGTCGCGCTCCAGGTCACGCAGCTCCTTGGCGTTCTGGCTGATCGCCTCCTTGGTCCGCGTGACCTCGGCCGCCAGGCGCCGCTCCTCGTCGGCCAGCTTGTCGGTGTCGATGCCGGCAGCCCGGGCGGCCTGTTGCTGATCGGCCAGCTTGGCATTGAGGGCGTCCAGGGTGCGCCGCAGGGTAGCTGCATCCTTCTCGGCAGCCTTCAGCGCGACTTCCAGCCCCTTGTTGCCGGGCTCCTTGTTCAGCGCCTCTCGCAGGTCGTTGATATACCTCTCAGCACGATTCACCGAGGTCTCGGTGACACTTACCGCGCGCTGGGTGCTCGACAGGGCGCTAATCAGGCCGCGAGCGCCCTTGGCATTGTCGAGGGCCTCGCCGAGTTGGCCGGCCTTGGAGCGCAGCGCCTCCAGCGCCTCGGCGGTTTGCTGGGCAACAGGAGACATCTCGTCCTTGCCGCGCAGAACGAACTGAATCAGGCGTTGGACTGGATTGGC